ACGCCATCATGCATACCTTACTTTTATAATTTATAAATAATTTAAAATCATAACCCGGCGTTATAGTGAGCGCTCACGCGGGCAGCACTTAAGACATGATTGTATATTGCAACCTCGTCTATTAAACCATCAAAAAAAGCTTGAAAGCTTGAATTGTTTATAAACCTAGCACCTATTTCAACATTCGAATTCGTATTCGGCATACTCACATAACTACCAGTAAAAGCGTAACTGACAGATATTGACGTGCCGTTTATATACATTAGACCACTAGATACATTACCATCATATGTTACTACGACGTGATAAACCGTAGTGGGTACGATTACACCGGTAGCAGATTCCCAAAAATGATTATCTCCGGTGACGCCATCATAAACCAGCGCCACCAAGTCGCCAGTGGTCCTGACGCCTAACAGCCATTCGTTATTCGGGCCGCCTGTCACGGTTTTTTCCGTTTTGCTTATTATGGGTCTGTTAGCGGACAAATTATCCGCACGTATCCAAGCCTCGATTGAAAACGGTGTATCATTAGCGCCATCGTTAAACGTAAACAAACTGCTATCCGTGATGTTTGCGTACTGTGGGGGGGTATAGTCAACGCACGTGTCGGCGTCATTTATTAAACCTGTTTGCCCCAAAACAGGACCGCCGGTATACACGCCATTATTTAAACTTAATTCGTCGGTTACAATCACGCCAGAACTTTCACCTTTTCGCCAGTAGCCGCTGGGGTTATCAACAAATATAACGTCGCGGTAAGTTTGTGTCGCTGGCGGAGAAATGTTACCGATAAATGGCGCTGGCTTCTTATCGTCGAACGTCAACATGCCAACGCCTCTAGCTCGCGCCGCTTCTTCGAATGCTGTCGATATTGATTTCGTCATTACATGCACCTGATTGCTTTAAACGTCAATCTGTAGTCGTGTCCAGTTTTCAGTAAAATTGAACTCTATTTCTTTGCCTTCGGCGCGAATTGTAACTGAAACATTAAATTCATTGACCGCCGGTATACTCGCAAAAACATCAACCGACGACGCAATTTTTAAATTAATTAAATAAGCGAGGTCACTTTGTGCGGCATCTTCTACGCGTCTTAAGTTGACTGATATTGCGGGCAATGATTGCAATAGGTTTTGCGTTTTACTTCTGTAATGTTTTTCGGTTACTTCGCCTGCATTTCCCCACCAACTAAATTGATTTAGCGCGCGCCCCTGGTCATCTTCATTGCCGCCGAATAACGCTAGATATACCGATGTTTCCAAACCACCCGACATTTCAACAACGCCATTTATGACACTAATCTCGCCGCCGTCACTGTGCTGTAATAATGTTACGTCACCCTGTTGATTGCTCATAATAGCGCCGCCGTATTAACCGAGCCCGCTGTAACACCGCCATGAACGTGAGCGACTACCTCGGCGCTACCAGCAAGTAGCGACGTGTTACCTTTTACTGTATCGCCTTCGACTGTGCCCGTAGATGTTATGTCGCCAGAATCTATTGTTCCTGTAGTGTTTATATTTCCGTTAACGTCAATAGTTAAACCATTAATCACAAAATCACCACCGGCTTGTAATACAAATTGACCGTTTGTATTAACGCCTATAATCGTTCCATCAGCTTTTAACCACACCTCCGCAATTACGTTACCGGTTCCTGGGTCGCGCGAATATATACGCTTATCACCCTCTAAAGCCTTTGGCGTATTCTTTGTGTCCACGTAACCTATACATGCATCACGATCACTCGGTACGGGTACAATTAAAGCGTAATCGGTAAGTAGTGGATAGGAGTCATCACCGGCACCCGCAAAATTTTCAGCGCTGACATTTGTGCCACCGCCTACATCAACGGTGACATCGGACACTTTGCTCGACGCGATATCGTTACGCACGACGCGCACGAATTGTAAAATTTTCGCTATTCGTCCCACGGTAAATACTCCGCGATTTTGCCCTCAAAAGAACCTGGTAGCACTAGGTTTAGTTCGGCTATCTCGCCGTTGTTGTCACGCTGGAGTGTGACACCTCTTATGACAAACTCATAGTTTGTATATATCATAGCGTCGGGCGCTAATAATATAACCGTCGTATTTGGTTTCCAGAGAGTGTTTTTTGAATCGAACCATGTTGGCACTTTGACGGAATAGGAAACCATATTACCAAACATCCGGCCAGCCATAGATTCGGTTGCCGTTTTTATGTCGGCGTCCGGCGTGTACGGCACAGAAAATGAAATCGGTCTGATAACACCTTGCAGCCGATCATTTTTTACGGTGTATTTTGGCCCGCTAAAACCTAACGCTGTAGGAACAATACCCGTTAAATGCGAAAAATAACCCTGTGCATTAAATGCTACGCTAACAGACAATAACGGTGGTTTACCTTGCTCAAGTTTGGCGATTGGTTGACCAACGTTCACCGATTTAGTAAACAGCAATTCACCATTTTCCGTATTTGAAATAATTATATTTCGTTGCTTGGCTAGCCCGCTTAAAAACGACAATATTTTATCGTTTGGTTTTATTGCAAGACGCTCGAACGTGCTGCCTTGATCCACGTGGAACAATACTCCGATACCAAAAGGCTGACATAACTCAGTAGCTATTTCTTTTAAACTTAGGTTGTTGAATTCTAATTTTTGATTTGTAGATGACGAGGGCGAACAATCGTTGAGCACTCCCGGTATAGAATAACAGCTTAACAACACAGTCTTGCTATCTGGCTCCAGGTTTGGCTGTACACCAACCAAAACTCCCTTAAATAAAATGGCACCACCTACATAAACGGATACAGGTTTATAAGTAAACGGTTTGAATGTCTCGCGGAATTTTTTTGATTCGGTGTTGCTTGGCGTCAAAAATTCGACGGTATCAAGGCTGTCTATCGATCTCGTAATCCTAAACTCTGTCCAAAATTTGAATTGTGTATCGTCTATCAAAATCGACAACTCGCTAACATTTGCGGCTGGCGTTTGCTGCGTTTTGTCTTTCGGATTAGATGGTAACTCGGGGATAATTATATTCAAACCAACACTAAGCGGCTCAGATACTCCAGGATTTGCAGCCGCTATTGTATTAGATTCTGACTCAACGCCGTATTCACGTCGCGAAATTGAATCAAAAGTGTCGTTGGTTTTTGTCGTGATCACCTTAGACATAATAAACAATCTCACGGCCGCGCGAGATTTCTAAAATTTCGGAACCGGTCAAACTGTTTGATTGAATAAAAAAATCAAGCTCATCATCAATGACGGTTCCAACCGGATACAATGCCGAAATTATTTCAATCATGGTGCCCGGTTGTTCTAATCGTACCCGTCTTTCTTGTTTTAACGAAAACGAAATTTGCACAAGGAAACCAATCGTAAGCGCTACAGAGTCCATTAGTTTTTGATAGGCGTCGCCGGTATCAATTTCTGAAAGTGATTTATAATTGTCATCGCGCCACGTCGTGACGATATCAGCCTGTTCGGATATCAAGTCGGCTGATTGCAACGCGTCTAATTTAGTTTCGAATTGATTATTCAATACCGCCACGATTAATCCCGTGATATACGTCATTGAATACAATTCGTTAGTATGAAAATTATTCGAGTTTTCGGAGGTAAGACTTGGCTGTTCTATCACATCTTGCCCCGTCGTTATAGAGGTAAGCAGATTTTTATAGGCGTCTAACCTATCCGATACAGAGGTCGCTGCTCGCGCAGGCGCTTGAATTAAAATCGCGGTCTGAAAACCAAGTGTTAGCGGGTCTGAAATTAATACGTCAATTCCGTTATTTATAGAGTCGTTAACCGCATCGAATTGCTTTTTTACATTTTCTTGAGTGCTTGCGATTGACTCAAGGCCGTTAGTGACGCTATTCAATAACGATTGGTATCCACTTTTAAATGCCGACTTTTCAACCTCACTATCAATATCTAAAGACTGTTCTAAGTTTTGCGCCGCAGCGGCGTTGTATTTTTCGACGGCCGTTAATACGGCGCTCGCCGGGTCTAGTTGTTCCGTCGGATAGACTAATCCAATGGTCGCCCAAAACGTCACCTCTATAATTGACTGATTCGCGCTGGTTTTTAAATCATTTCTAAAGTTGATCGAGCCAAACGGTACAACGTTAACGAGCCCGTATAGCGGGTGCTCTAATTCGCCTATACCGATTTCTAACAATAATTGTTCAAACGCGTTTGCCGCTAAGTCGTGGTCATCACCCCAAAATATTACACGCAACGGGTAGCGCCTGCCTGTGTTACCTAAATCTTGTACGTACGTTCCTTGCGCATCAGGGAAATCAAAAGATGCTGTTTTTTTATCAACACTTTTCGAAATATCTTCATAGTCAAACGTTAATCTGACGCCGCTAGGTGATGTGTATGCCGCCTCTTTTATCCTATCTTGCCACGCCATCACATAGCGCCGCTCGGTTGTAGCTGGATACCCGAACCTAGTTTTCCACGTGTTACCGTTGCGCGCCCAGTTTGATCCATAATAGTAACTTCCGATGTGTTAACGTTGCGCGTTTCTTCGATGCCGCGCGCTACGCGGTCAGAGGGTGATATCAATTGCCCATTTGCGGCACCTGCTCCGTTTACGCCTTGGTTAGCTTGCGCGGGCTTGTCGTCATCACCAAAACCAAATAACGAACCCAATGCGCCCGCGACTGACCTAACTGTTTTAAAACCGCCCGTTATATTTGCCCAGAGATTCTTAAAAAAATCAGATACCGGCTCCCAATTTGCGATTATTAACGCCGCCACCGATGCAAACAACGTTATTAATAAACCCACAGGCGAAGCCCTCATTACTTTACTTAACAAGCCGAAGGCGAACGCCGCCGCTTTTGTTGCGATTGAATACGCAACCATTACAACTGTCGCAGCTTTGAGGGTTAGAGACAATAAAATAATTGCACCGACCATTCGTAAAATAGTTTTCGCGTGTTTCACCACAAGTGCGAACGCGTCACCTAAAAATGTCACGGCATTTTTGAGGCGCTCAACTAAGGCTTGTTCCGCGTTTAATTTTTTTAGAGACTCAAACACATCCAGAACCGAATTTTTTACACTTAGGAAAAAGCCAACAATGCCACTTGTGAGCAAATCTTTATTTGATATTATCCACGCCCGCCACGCTTTGACAGTTTCGGTTATCTTTGGCAACATGGGCAAAATAACGTTATTCAACAAACCGCTTAATGCTAGTTTTAAGCTGTTCGTTGCGTCGTTATACGCCTCCGCCGCCGCCGCCTGTTCTTTCGTGACGACACCGTTCTCTTTCATTTCCTTTCGTAGCTTTTCAATTTCCTTGGCGCTTTGTTTTGTGATATTTAAAAACTTGGCACCTTTGCGACCGAACCCGGCGACTGCAATTGCGGTTTTGTCCAGCTGGTTTTCTGTCTCACGTAAGGCGTTTAAATAAAGACCAAACGCACCGGCCACACTATCGGCCGCCTTGATCTGCTTTAGCAGCTCAGGGTTGGATTTTTTAAGTATTGTTATTAATGTTCCTGTACCGGCTCTAGCCTCACCAACTGCTTTCGTAAATGTCCCTATAGACTTATCGAACTCTTGCGTTGTTAGCCCTGATTGTTCAGCCACGAACCGCCACTCTTGGAATTCTTCTATGGGAAATTTTAGCCTTGCCGTGATCTTGGCCAAATTGTCAGCAGAACCGGCGACCCTATTAATCGCAACAGCCACCGCCGCGAATCCGGCGGCAACAGCAACACCGCCAAACTTTAACGCGACCGCCGCGCCGCGCTTCAATCCTTTAATTACTTTTTTTAGTGACCTGTTAGCTTTATTTAAACCTTTTGACATTGACCGTGTGAATTTACTGACACGGTTTTGCATACGAGTAACCGGCGCAACAACTTTGTCGACCATTTTAAAAACTGTTTCAACTGTAAACCGAGCCGCCATTTCTTGACCTTGTTATGACTTTGGTTTTGTATGTGCCTTTAATTCGCCACGCAAACCGTTATAAAAAAACCGTATTTCGTGCGCTTTTAATGTACGACAATCGGGCAATCCGTTGTAATCACGCGTTACCTGCAAAAGCATTTCAGAGTAAACCGTATAAAATTGATGCATTCCTTTTGGTAGTTTTTCGTCTACGCCATGCCGTACCAACCGAACATTGACTAGTCCATTAAAAGCGCAAACAGCGCCGTACATATTTTATAATCAGGACCAACTAAACCGGCGAACACGAGCGGGTTAACGTTACACATATCGCCCATAATCGCATGTGTTGCCGCGACTCGCGCTTTGTGGTTTTTGCCGTCAATCGCCATAATCGACGCGCCAGTGTGTTCGTGAAATGTGATCGGCTCCTTGTATACTGATCTCTCATGTCTTGGCATATAGACAGCTTCGCCAATCTCATTAATAACTAGCGACCCGTTCATTATTTCTTTAACGACACGATTTTTTTGCTTCGCTAACTCGGCACGGTCTTCGTCCTGCATAATAGACTCATTAAGGTCTAAATCCATCATGTCGGCAAACCTATCAAATTCGTTTAACGCTACGTCACGGGCAACACGGTTTGTGTCAAGCTTGGCAATTTTACCGGTCATATTTTACGCCTTTTATTGTTTCGTTAATGTTCCTGGACCTGACAAATCAATTGTTAACGTTGCGCTTTGACTGCTCGCAGTATTCTCGCCGGATATTTGGCCGGTGCCTTGGTACGTATCACCTGACGCATAGGTTACGGCAATAGGAAAATAATCATTCCTATCAGCTAACGCTTGCACAAATTCATGATCGCCTCGACTGTCATCAGCTTCGACCTGCAAACCGGATAACGACCACAAAACGCGTGTTTTGATTAGTCTCGATGTTCCGTCACCGTTCGCCATATTTTCATTTTCAAAGCCGCCAAGTTTACGCGCCACGTCCGCGTCAAACGCCACTGGAAAAATGCGACCGTTTAACGTTATCGTTTCAATTGATCCGCCTACCGCTGCCATAATAATTCCCCTACGTTAAAAAGATTACGCCGCCAGTGCTTGCGAGCCAAAAAGAAAACCAAACTCTAAATCGATTGAAATAATATTGGTATTGCCGCTTAATTGTACCGTCGTAACAAGGTTTAACCGTTTCGGGTTCGCCGGGTCAATCTCTGCAACCGTGTTCTTTTTCGCCGTGTCAGGGTCGCTAATAATAGCGTTTAACCCTAAGCTATCAAGCATTGCCGCGACCGAGGCCACTGCCGTTTTAGGTTTTTTGGCTGCGCGGTTAACAGTCGGCTGATTATCTGGGATTAACGGCGCACCGTCCCACTCTTGAGTGGCGAAAATTAAATCGAGGTTAAAAATAATAGTTTGTAGTTTTACAACGTCAACAACATAACGATACGCCGGTATCGGGTCGCCATCAGGATGATAAAACGTCACCACATCTGAGATATTTATAACACCGTCTTTGACTTCGGTTGTTGAGCTACCCGCTTTAACGGCTTGGTCGCGGTCGGCATAATTCCATTGCTCAGAATCTAAACCTGGCACTAAGCCGGTCGCATCTTGAGAGCCGTAATCATGAGCCGGATCATTGTTAGCAACTTTCGCAATACGCGCTAGCTGTCTTGCAGCTACAACAAAAGGTAAATCGTTAGAACCTGGCGCGACAAGCTGCGAATTAATACGGTCCGTTTTTCTCGCGTCGGGCACTGCGATTGCATTAGCTACCGTAATTGCTGTGTTACCGGTAAATGCAATCATCGGCTTGCGTGTTAACGCGCCCCATCTACCCTCACCGAATGTGGTAAGTTTTGTTAGTGTCCCAGTATCGGCGATGTCTAGACAATTTAAAAACATAGATTCCCAAACGTTGCCCACTAACAATAACGCCGGGTCAATATCTGGGTTAACTAACCCGCCAACCGGTTGTGTGATTGCAAACGTATTGGCTACTGCTGTCGGCCCGATAACCTCTACAAAAATATCGTTAGCACTAACGCCTTTCCATTTGCTTGTAAAATCTACTTGAGTGGTGCTATCTACCGCTATAATCGGTAAATCTAACACGGCGTTAATCGCGTTGGTCATAGCCGTCACAACGGTCGCGACCGAATCACCGACAGCAATAACAAAAGAATTAGAATCGATATTGTTTACACGCACTATATAAGATGCCGCGACCGTTCCGGCAACGGTCGGCGTGATATCTCCAGTTGAAACAACGCCCGCGCCGTCGTCAACCAGAGGGTAAACCGTCACCGGAATGGTGCCGATACCGTCGCCGTTAATTGGGAATAGTTGACGCGCGGCTAGATGAATCGGTGAGCCGAAACCATAATTTGCGGCGGCGTCGGCCGCGCTGGTAATTTGTTTTTTTGTTAATGGGTAAACCGAAGCCGAGGCACCTTGACCAATTAGTGCGATACGTTGAGGTAAAAACGTTATTGTACCGCCTCTTAAATCTTTGAAAACTGTTTGTATACCTAGCACTCGCGCTATTGCGCTTGCATCGACCGCCGCTGATATGCCCATTTTTTAAATCTCCTATTAAGGTAAAGGATATTGATAATCAGATTCCAAAACTATTGACCCATCTTCCGCGCGAACAATATCTATTGCCACATACTCTAATGTGTTCGGTGTTGGCTCGACCACAAATTCATTAAACCAAACCGATAACGATAATCTGGCACCGACCACTTGCTGTACCGATGTTAAGTTTTGTGGTTGAAATACGTTCAACGATGTCGGCCATCTTTGCCAGACTAAACCGCGCAATTGTAAGTACGTATTTTCCGGCGACATTAAAATGTTTCGCACTAGCCGCAATGCCTTTTGCGCTTGCAACGCTGCCATTTGATCACCGGCCACGTGCCCGCCTGTCGGTACGTCTGAGCTTTGACCAAAACCGTAACAATCAAGGTTAAATGTCGCGTCCGTTTTCTGTCGCTCGATAGCATTACTTGCCTTCGGATCGTATACCGCCGAATCAATCCATACGTTTATGATCGGGCTTGTGTCGGCTTGATCAGTTAACCATTGCTCCCAAGGGTTAGCCCTTTCTGTGTATACATTTAAGGCCCAATCGTTCGTGTTTTTTAAAGCCGCCGCTGCAAGCGTTTGCTGATTTAACGTTTCCGCTACTAAAATACCCGCTATTTGGTCTCGGATGATTTCAATATTATCCTGCTTGTCTATTAAACCGAGCGCCATTTTTAGCCTATGTCGTTTAAAGTGACGTTTTCGACTTACTATGTTTTATAAATCGATAACAAACAAACTATGCAACCTAATGTATTGTCCGGCGCGGTTTCCACAATCTTAAATTTATTACTCTTACCGATGTTATCGGCGAATTCTACTAACCAAGGTTTTTTGGATGTATCTACAATACCTTCTGGCACATCTGAAAAACCGGCGTTTATTAATGTGGTTTTACTGATCGCGATTGAAGCCGAACGACCCGTTACCACTAGACCCGTGTCGGGGTCTATCACTTGCGAAATGTCGTTACTAAACCCGTTTATAGTTTTACTTAACCCCAAAGGATCGGTTAACGTGAGCGGCCACGACCACCCACCTAAATCCTCAAGGATGTCGGTTAAGTCGTTAGCGGCAATGTCACGTAAACCCATAATAGTTACACCTTACGTTTTGACTAAGTAACCACGGTGACACATGTTTTCTAGCGTATCGATGCCGCCGCCAACTTGATCAATACCTATGGTTTCGCCCTCACCAACAACGCCGCGCCTACAAGTGATAGCTTTTCCTGGCGCTACCTTATAAACGCTCGGGATAGAATTCACCACTACCGTATCGGTTAATGTTGGCGGGGTAGGTTCGGCAACTTCGTCGCTTTGGCTAACATCCGCGTCTACCGGCTCATCAATCACCGCACCGCCACCAACCGCCTTGTTAGTTTCTTGTGTGGGTACTGCTTGCCCGACCTCGCCCGCGCTCGCCTCTGCGTTTTTCAATTCAGACACTAGTGCGATTAATTCCAGGTTAGTTAAGCCTTCGGCTTTAACGTCAACACCTTTGTCGTTTGCGATTTTCTCCGCTTGCGCTATCAAACTTGCATTGCTTGGCATAACGAGCCCTTTTTAATTGACTAAAATTCCGATTAAAATAATAATCCAATCGGCATTAGAGCAACGTGTCCAAACAGCCGAACGTATCTATAGCCGTTGGTATCATCAGCGGGCGCGAACCTACCCCACCAAAAAGGGTTTCACCGTCGTTGGACATCCAAATGTTAGTGAATAAATCCATACCGCCGCCGTCCAGCGACATGCGGCTCGGCAACTCAGGGAACAATCGCGCGCCGCCTAATTCGTTTCCGATGTTGGGTATTGCGCCAAACGTGGCATCCATTACGCCGCCGGACGCGCGAACAATCACCTTGCCTTTATCTAAGTACTGTGTTTTGACACCTGTCTGCGGGTCTTTGTAACGCCCGCCATAGGTCCAAATATCAAAACGGTAGTTTCCGATTTCGACAACACCTCGAAAAGAGCCGCCTTGACCGTTCATTTCCATCGGCGATATAGTCCCAAGATCAATACGCCGATTGTCGTATCGAAGCTGAATGTCTGCATCTTTAATAAATTCCTCAAACGCGTCGATACCAAAGATCAACTGGTCCGGGTCGGCCAGACCGTCACTGCGCACCACTTCGGCAAGCGCCGAAATATCCGCCGCAATCGTTGCGCCGGCACCACCCCAAATAATCGCCGATGCCGGTAGGTGTGTTGCCTTAACTTTGTAGTCAAGAGTATAAAGCGCAACGCCAGCGGAATCGTTTAACGTTACGATACCAGTTTGCAAAACTTGTGAGGCTTGCAACTCAATCGTACGACGTATTTTGCGCTCGACTTTTTGCATACCGCTAAACATACGAGTTATAACATTCGCCCGAAAATCTGGCGATTGAAATGGGTCTTGTCCTGGCATACGTTTAATTAAATCAAACGAGTTGATAGCTTTTGACTCTTTAAAAATAGGCGGTTTGAAGCCTTTATTTGTATAGATGTCGTCTGAGTTTTCGCGATAGCCGGTCGATAAATCTTGTATTGCAATTGCAATGTCTTCGTCCGACCGTATGATATCGATTTCGACTTCTTCGGTAGCATGGAAGTTTTGTGGTGGTGATTGGAACATACCTGAGAAAAACAGTGTAGGCTGTTTGTCCTGGTTGTATGCTTTAATCATGCGCCGCGTGGTTTGTCCGCTCATTTTTTTAACTCCCGAATAATCGATGTTATCGAATTAGTAATAAATTGGTTTAACAAAAACAGACTACTGATTGTCTTGTATATTAAGTTCTTGCACGTCAATGGATATCATTGAATAGTCACGCAACTCATCAAGCACAACGCTATCGATATTAGAGCCGTCACCATCGGCGTCGATGATTAACAACTCTTTACGCACTACGCCGCTAATCATTGCGCGCACAGTTTCATCACCGGCACCTGCGGCTACAACGTCATACGTCATGATGGCCTTTGGTATACCGTTTTCGTTTACTACACCGCCCTTAACGTAGGGGACCAATTTAAGCGACACGCTATCACGCGCCAAAATAGTGCCCTCTAAAACCGTACCCGCGCCCGCAAACGTTAATAGCTCGTCACGGTGTTCGGCGTCTCTTAATATAACGTTACCCACATTTACATTTGTAACTGTTAACATGATTTAACCCTCTGTTAGTTTACTGATTCATTCGTCGGCAACGATTAGGCCGCGTTAGCGCTTGAGTCAATCCCGAGTTGTTTTTCGACAAGAGTCACAACCTTGCTATCGTCCTTGTCTATAATATCGTCGCTAGTCGTTTGAGTTGATTCGTTATCGCCTTCGCGGTCATTAATGTCTTTGTTGTTACGGCCTGCCGTCATGTATTTTGCTTGAATCGTTGCGGTCATACCTGAGCCGTCCTTTATGGCTTCACACGCTGTTTTCATATCACCGTATGACTCGCCCATTGTTACATGCGCGGTTACACGGTCGCGTTCTTCATCAACACCTAGCTTCAAAACCTGGGCGAAAATCTCAGGGTGTTGTAATTTTAATGTGTTTAAATCCATCGTTTTAGTCTCCAGGTTATCAATGCTATCGCTAGCGGAATTAGTCGGTTTTTTACTTGATGACGTAGCAGGCAAATATAAAATATTATCAATCATGCCGCTGTTTAAGGCGTCTTGAGCCAATAACGTTCCACCACGACCAAAATTTAGGTTGACGTTTTCGACCGTGGTGCCACGACCGGTCGCAATTGAGTCGGCGAAAATATCGTGCATTGCGTCCAGCTCATCACGAACGATATTTTGGCCGGCTAGCGTTTTCACGTCCGGCCTTTTATTAGGTGCGTTAGTGCTAGCAATGTTAACCACGTTGTCGTCAACAAAAATAGACACGGCGACACCAATCGACCCTATTCGTGTTGAGATATTTTTAACATTTATAGAGTCAGTTTGTGCCGCCAGCGCATAAGCGCCCGACGCTACTACCGATACGCCCAACGTGTTAACAGGTTTACGTGTTGTCTGTATCGCGGCCAACACATCAAACAAGCCGTCGAACTCGCCGCCAGGACTATCTATATTTAACGTGATAGCGCGTACATTTTGGTCGGCGTCAGCAATCGCTAATGCGGTAATAATTTCAGAATACGTGACGTTACCGCCACCAAAAAACATAGCGAACATGTCTGGTGCCTGAGTCATGATACCGTGTATTGCAATTTCGGCTTGATCGCCTGCAATAGTTAACAGCCTTGACTCACCCGGCGCACGTTTATCGTGTAGCGCCGCAAAACTTTTTTGCTGTTCGTCGGTAGGGACCACCAACGAATTATAAACGGCTTCTAATTTTTGTAATGCATTTATTTCAAGTAACCACATAGTTAACCCTTTTATAAATTAAGCCACCGCGCTTAGTCTTGCTGTCGGTTGATCATCTAACATGTCGCTTATAGCGTCATCGATTAACGCCGTTATTTTTTCTTCCGTAATTGTATTAGGCGCGTTATTGTCCGCGCCATTATTTGCAGCAAACTCACGTTGTAATTCAAGCAACGGGCGCAACGCTTCGGCTTTTAGAATATTTTCTTGTTTGAGTCGTTTAATGTTTTGGCTAAACTTTGTGCCAGTCGTAATTCGTGATTCACGCGCGTTCGTGGTCCAACCTTCTTCAACTAACAATTTACTGCCTTTTGCTTGTTTTAAAATATCGATCGACGGCTTGATTGAGCCGTACCAATCAGCGGCAACCCAAGCGCCAAAAACATCGTATTGCGTTGGGTCGCGCCACGCCTCCAATAGTCCAGGCGCGTTAATTTTTTGCAACAACGTTTCACTAGTCAAAAAGTCTATAAAAATAGGGTTATTAAACTCAGCACCAAAGCTAACCCAAATTTTATTCAGATATATTTTGAACTCGTTCGTTGCCGCTTGGCTTGCGCTGTAGTTGCTCGAAAAAGCCAACGTTAATATTTCTGGCGGCATTTCGTTTGCCCACGCAACCGCTTGAATAATGGACGCCTCGAAGGGGCCGAAATCAACATCGGTGTTGTGATTAAATCCAACCGGTTCCTCGCCGTGCTGTAACTCTTGCAATATTAAGCCGGGTATTTGTTCGGCAATTTCAAATTTTCGGTCACTACCATCGGTATTACCGTTGTTAACCGTTGCCTCGCTACGACGTACCGCGCCGCCGGTCATGGGTAATGTGCCTAGCTTGTCCTCGGTCTTTTTGATAAACATTGCGAGAGTAGAATTTAATGCAACTTTGCGCTGTGTCGAATCGCGGTAGCGGTCTATCTCTTTTAACGATTGCAACACTAACGACAAAAGCGGTGTTCCACGAACATCGTCTAGACGTTTATCAGTGCCGTATACCAACCAACTTAGCCGACGCCCGGTTCTCACTCCGAATGCCGGTATGCGCTTTGAGCTTCCATTATCTTGCAAAACCCAGTGCGCAACTACGCGGCGTTTCTTGTCCAACTCGACGCCGTGCCGTATTTCGTTTCCGTCGCGCAGGTTGATTCCGTCGCCTAATGGCGTACGCACTTTATCGCCACGAACAAGCTGCACTTGCGGTAAATGAGTCGCGGCCGATTGATGCAACACGACAAGTACGTCACCGCCTATTAATGCCTCTGATCTGGCAAGACGTTGTAGACCACCGAACGTTTCGCGGTTGCCGTAATCACATACTTTAGGGTTAGCGCTCCATAATTCGAAACGCGTTTCTACATCGTCCGCCCAATCGTTTAGACTATCTTCTGGTACACCGATAATACTTTCATCGGGTCTTAATTCCGGCGTCAATCCTGTATTAATTTCATTGGTAATCAGTCTACGGATAATACCGCGAGCGTATAAGTTTTCGTTGAATAATTGTGACGACCTTTGACGCAACGTCCAATAATCTAAAACGTGAACTTGTGTCGCACCAAAACCTCCATAGAATTTATCCCCATCAAAATACGTGTTGGTGAAATTAGATAACGCATCGACATTCAGCACGTCACGGTTGACTTTTTTTGCGAATGGGTTTGTAATTTTGTGCCCGAATATTTTCATGTAATCACCATCGGCACGTAAATATTGGTTAAAGGCGCGTGTTTGCGCATTTCCATGACAATATTGATAATGCTAAATTCTTCAGAATATTCCACCGTTATCGTCTCGACAGGGACGCCGTGCTTGTCGGCTAGATTTTGTATTAATTGGTTTTCGAATTGTTGATATGTCATCAGAGCATACGACCTATCACATTACCGGCACCCGACAACCTCGTTTGAAGTGTTGCGCACCGGTTATACAAAGCATCTAAAGCTTTGTTTAATTTTTCCGCATCAAATTTAGTGACCTTCTGTTTGCTCTGGCCAGTGTCAAGTTCGTAGCTTGACATGCCGCCCAAAAGAACGGCATCAATAGCCGCCTCATATTTTAAAATGAGTGATTTTGTGTACGTGATTCGTTCTTTTAAATCGGCTGAAGTCATAATTTCATGCGACATTAGTTTGAAAAAATTGAGTGGTTGACACAAAAGAGTATAGCGAGATATTTTTGTATTTTATAACTAAGCAGCGTTTGGCAGGACAAAGAAAGGGTGCTCGTTTTCTAAGTAATCCCAAAAGTGATCCCAATCAATTTTTTCGACCTCGAAGTGTTCGATGCAGATATTCCACGCTAACACCTCCATAGCGGCGCTACCATATACAAGTAAATCCCATTGTTCATTAGCAATATTCCCTGGCCTGTGCCACACGTAGGACGTGCCTCCGTTTGGGTTAGGTTTTTCTTTTCTGCTTTCGGATGTTAATTCCTTTAGTTGTTTATCGGTTATGTCAACGGGCGCGTTGTAGTGATAGCGGTCTTGTGGTCCCGATTCTTCGTACCATTCGCGGCGCAACACGGGCGCAAGTCTCTCTTTATAGTGATCAACGGTTATGTTGTAACCAATAATCCCGTCTTGCGTTGTAAACTTACCGAATTCTTTTGTAAGGTTCGCACGTGGTGGACGCGCCACGCCTTTGATTGGATGCACGTTAGACACGTAATCGCGACAAAAACTATACACCGTGTTTGCAGCGTAACCCGAATCGATAAACGTTAAAATAATTCTGTACTTCTTCCCGTCGTCGGCTGTATACTCGGTTTCTTCGATCAACTGTCTAAGTCTTCGCCACACAGGCGAACCGATATCATTACAATTCCCGTCCTCAGCATCAACGTTAAAGCGCCAATAATCTATTACGTAACACTTAGCATTTCGCGTCCATCCCAAAACCAACACCGCTAGATTTTTTTCGTGAACGTCTACCGTACACGTTAAAAATAAAATGCACGAACCGCTATGTATAGCTGCGTAGTTGTTGGGTATTTGCCCCAATCGGTAACACGTTCGACGATGGCTCGACACCATTGTAAACGAAACTTTTGAACCGATGATCTCGAACGGCAAACCGAGAACATTATTATAAAACTCTTGCAGTAGGCTAACGTTTCTAACCGCATTACGTTCGGTGTCCCATGCATCTAACCAATCTAATACAGCGGCACTCCAGGGATACATACCGACAGGCGAATACATAGCTGGTAAATGATAAGATCGGTGAAACGGTGATTTCGCAATTGACGTAGCGCGCCACTCACCGCGCGCAAACATCCATGCTTTATCTGTGTTGGAGTGCTCGTGGCCGCAAAACTCACATAAATATTTAACAGAATTAGTATCTAGTACACCATTATCAAGTTTCCAAACTAAACCCCATGTATGGCCGGTGTCTTTATTTAAACCCTGGAATTTTAAAACCTGTTTTTTCTTGCACGATTTACAAGGTACATAATATTTTCGTTTGTCACCGCGCTCATAACCCTTTTCAATTCTGGAATTGTTTTTTATAAGCGGTGTCGATATGCGTAAAATCTTGCGTGACTCGTGGTAGGCTTTTGTTCTGGCCTCGGCAGACTTTTGCGGGTCTTCGTTTTTACCTACCTTATCAGGGTAAGCGTCCACTTCATCTTCGAGCAAAAATTGCATCGAAATAGAACGAAGCTTTGACGCGTTCAACGCGCCCAATGGAATTAAAAAACCACCACCAACCCATTCGAGACGTTTGCCCGTCTTACCTGTTTTTCTGGCGTTGCTACTATCCGAGCTTTGTATTAAATGATTTAACCCTGAGTATTCAAACATGGGCAGAATGTAAGATTCTAATCGCATCTTAGCCAGCTCCGCGTCTGCGGTTAACAACATCACCGGCGCTGATTTAACATGTTCGGCAGCGTAGCCGATTGTGTTTTCAAGCACGCCAACCGTTGCGCCAATCTGTGCACCCTTCATAAAATCCACCTCACGAATGGGTGAGGTGGTAGACATACAGTCGGCGATTTCTGTCAAATACGGGGTTACACTAAAACGGTAGTAACCGGGCATGGACGTTAATTGTGATGGCAAATACCGGCGCGACTCAGCCCAGCCACTAACGGTTAACTCATCTCTAGAGTCAGTTAGGTTTTCGAATGCGTTACGTAGCCACGCGATATCATTTAACCGCGCTTGCTCTTTGAATGTTTTAGAAAATGATTTAACACTATCAACGTTTGATTGTGTTTTCATTTAGGGGGATTGCTCAATGTCGGCTCGCGTAGCGACTGGCCGAAACCTGCACTATCAAATTGGGGTAAGATAAAACAACGTCGCCACGCGAAACACTTTATACTATGCGTGATTTTATTTGTAAAGAAGTAAATCACGTATCGACACCGAGTACTTTTGATTTCGATATTTTTGTTTTTAAGTTTTTCAAAACGGTAGAGATTGAATCTCTGTATATACGTTCGATGTCGGGCACCACGTCACTACCACCCATAGTAACCGTAGCGATAATTTGTTGCGTAATACGTGACGGGATGTCGCTTACTAACATGTTAAACGCTAAATCGTAACTATCGATAACAACACGCTTAACTAAGACCAATTCTATTAAGTCGCCGCGCGCCTTGTTTAATTTTTGTTCTTTGATCCCATTGTCTAGCATGATTCTTTCAGATTCCACAAAACGTTTGAAGCCATCAATAGAGCCGTAGCGGTCAATTATTTCTCTGAGCGTTAAATGCTCTAAGTCATCAACGTTGTACGTTCCAATTTTTGATTGTTGTTCGTTATTAAATTCTTTTTTACGATCGGAACGTTCTTGAGTTGGCGCATCAGAAGTGACTTCTTTAACTACTTCTGGGCGACGACTTAATGGCGCGGCGTTAGATTTGTTTTGCGCCAACTCTTGTTCTTTTTTTGTCAGAATGATTCGACAGTATTTGTCGTCAACATAAAATACGTTATGCGTAGCGAGCCATTCGACGATCAACGCGCTATCAACATTGAGCCCTTTCGATCGACCGTTTTGAACTATCTTACATTTCGACAGCCGACCTTTTACGAGTTTAGACACAACCATCTCGCCGACATTAGCTAAACCGGCAAGCCGTCGTTGGGTGATAGTTCTAATCATTTAAGTCAACATGTTTTTTATGGCAAATTGTTGCATTGTTGTGGATTACTTAGTAGCGATTAAATTTCAAGGGAAAACCTGTTGAACTAAAAATGTACAGCCCTATACCTTTGTTTTTGTTCACTTTTTTCCCGAGAGATGCAGCTTAGCATCAAAAAT